TTGGCAGCAGTCTTCTTGGCTGCTGGTTTCTTGGCAGCGGCCTTGGGTGCTGCTATCTTGGCAGTCGGAGCTGCTGCTTCTTCCAACCACGAACCACCATTGGCCTTGGCTTTGTGGCCAGGGTTTAGCGTGGGATCGATAGCATAGGCCTGTGCGCGGCGTGCTGTAGCATCAGCTTCAAGCATCTCTGCCATGCGGATCAAGTCTCGTGCTTCCTGTGCTCGGCCATCAGCAGTGGTGCCTTCCAAGTTGCTCTGATGCACGTTGAATTTGCCCATCTCTGCTAGCACTGCTGCGCGAGTGGCTGGATCCAGATCATTGAGGTCTGGCGGAGTAGCGTCGTCAACAGTTTTCATGGCAGCCAGGATCTGGCGCAGAGGAAACTTCATGCCGCGAGCCGGTGTCATGTGTACGAGATCAACAGGAACCTTGTCCAAGCGCTGGGCAGCATGCAGCTTCTGGAGCATGGTAGCGCCAGTGCCATCCGGAGCAGGGCGGCGGCCCAGTAGTTCGCCTAGGTCCTTGCTCTGTTGACCTTCCACGCTTTCTACTATCTTGCGGAGTGCTTCGTTGTACTGATCAGGCAGCGCATCTGTGTCTATGACCAGTGCATGTTCATCATCGCCTGGCAGGCTCATGAATACCACTACTACCTGCTTGCCAGTGTTCTCCAACTGGCCTATGTGCTTCATCATATCAGCCATTGGCATTACCTGCTGGTTGATCGCCGCTGGTCTGTTGTGCTGCGGCTGCGTCTACGAATTTCTTGAACTTGTTGTATAGCTGGCCAACTGGCTCAAGCTCTGCACCACGGAACGCACCGCGGCTGCTAGCGAGATCCAGCACAGTCAGGATGTTCTGTAGATCTGCAAGATTGATTGTACTATCTTGCTGTGGTTGTGTAACTTGATCGTTCACGGTTTTCCCTCCTCATGGACATGGTAACATATATTAACCATGGCGACTGGGAGATCAAATATCTTTTTGCTAGGTTATGGCATTCCAGATGCGCAGCACGGTGATGCTCATGGTACCAAAGCTGGTTATGAAGGCTCCCGTGCTGAACGCAAGATCGTTGTGCAGAGTCTCGCATGACAGTCCTACCAACCCTGCTGCTACGAAAGCGGCAAACAGCAATACTGCGATGCAGATAGTCTTGATCATGCTGCTACGACTCCGGTTAGATACCAGAACTATTTATAGTAGCATGCCTGATCAGCGTTTCTGCAGGGCCTTGATAGCATCTAGAACCACCATGCGATCCTTGGCCTGCATATCAAAGAAGGTCTTGGGCATCTTGGGTGTACCAAGCTGTGTAAGCATCTGCCCTATGCGAGCCCATTCGCAGCACTGTTTGTCATCCTTGAGATCGCCGCTGCGTGACATCATCTCACGTCCAAGTTCCATGGCATCCATCTGTGTGTCCTATTGTTCGTGTCTCAGGTGAAAGTCTATAGCATCTTCTCTGTTGTTGAATTTTATCTCTACCATGTTAGTGCGGTATTCATCCAACAGTATCTTGCGATCTATCTTGGCAGTGGGCCAATCTATCATCAGCTGCTGTTCCAGCAAGCTGACGTTGAAGTCAAAGCTGGCAGGATTCAGTTCAGCTACTATGAGATTTCCCAACAGCTGAGTGCGACGTATCAGTCTTTGCCTATGAACTTCTTGGCCCATGTGTCAGCCCATTCCTCCAAGTGCTCTTCTAGATAGGCCACACCCTGCGCACTGTGCAGGCTAGCTGTCTTTTCTATGCTGTTGGTCACCACCACAGGCAGCTTGTCTTCGATCATGTCGATGATCTTCTGTCGCTCCTGCGGGGGCATGTCCCTGGTCCACATAGCCAATCGTTCGGCTACCATGGCACACAGCTGGGCACTAAGCTGAGCCAGCTGTGGTCGAAATTCTCCTGGTGTACCTTCCATTACTCGCTTGCCTTCTTGTGCTGATTATCTGCACTAAGTTTAGCGATCTCATCCTTGAGAGCCAACTTCTTCTTTTTGAGTTGGTGTATAGCATCGTCGTCGTATCGACCTGTGCGTTCCCTGCGATCAATCTCATGGTCCAAGGCTTGATGTTCTGTTACCAAACGATTGATGTGATTCTCTAGGCTCATGCTGTGCTCCTGTTGGTGACAGGCTGCTCAAGCAGCCTGTCCGATCTCTTCCACACCCGTGTCGTGATCATAGTAGGCATACTGACCAAACGGTGGCTTCACGCGAGTCTTGTGACCCTCTGTGATGATCCACAGCGTGTCGCAGTAGCTCTCTGGGCCCCAAGTACCAAACGGATAACCGTCTGTGAACACCACTGCTTTCTTGGGCTCGATCTGCTCACTCATCCAATAGTTCCAGAACGCCATGAAATCTGTACCGCCGCCACCCTTGCATTCATAGTTCAGCAGGTCGTCTGCGCTGTCCTTGGTGAACTTCTGGAAGTTATAGACCTGTGTGTCAAAGCAAAGGATGCTGATGGTGAAGTCATTGTACATGCTCATGATGCCATAGACTTCACTGAGAAAGTCCTTGGCCATGCTGTCGCTGATGGAACCACTCATGTCGATAGCAATGGCAATGTCAATGGTATCGTCCTTGTCCAGTGTTGGCAGGAAGATGCCACCATACATGTGCTTGCGATTGGGGCGCATCCAGGTAAAGTCATCAGTGATGCAGCTCTGGATGTTCTGCTGCAGGAGATCGCGCCAGTTGATCTTTGGCTCTACCAGATCATCAATGATGCGCTGTAGGCTAGCTGGCATCTTGCCAGCACTAGCCTGCGCTGCCTGCAGCACCTTGTTCTTCATCTCTTCGCGGATCTTCTTGAGATCTTCTTCGCTGACCTTGATTGGATTGCCATCCTTGTCCACGGCCTGTCGACCCTTGCCATCCTTGCCGTTGCTGTCACCGCCAAGCTCCAGATGCACGTCCATGGTCAGCTGCTTCTTGACCTTGCGCTTTTCGAGATCATCATAGACTGCCTCAGAAGTCCAACCCAGATACTTCTCATCATACAAGCCCACACGCTGGTTGGTCTCGCCCTTGTCGTCAACCTCGGTGACCTTCTTGGTAGGCATCTTGCCGATCTTATCTGAGGTAAGCATGCCGTTGATCACATAGTCGTTGGCCATGTTCCACCAGCTGGGGTCGCGGTGCGTGCGGCGACCAAAATGGTCCAGAGCCACGTGCAGCACCTCGTGGCACAGCACGAACTTGATCTCGTCGATGTCAAGGTCCTTGAAGAAGTCTCGATTGTAATAGATGTTGCGGCCGTCCACGGCTGCAGTGCTGCACCAACCTGCGTCAGTGGCATCTACCAAAGGCAGCTGCATGGTCAGCGTGCCAAAGAACGGCGTCTTGAACAGCAGTTCCAGTCGCGCTTGGCTGATCTTCTTGGTGATTGGATCTCGTTGAATTGACATTGTGTACCTCCAATGAACCATGATAGCACATATTACCAGGGCGTCAACCACTAAGCTGACGCCCTGTGAGTTATTTAGATGCTAGGGATGAGATCGCTGTAACGCTTGCAGAACTCTACCCAGTTCTTCAGCTTTGGCGCCTGCAGAGGCAGCTTGTAGGTACCCATGATGGTCTTGGCACCCATCACAGCCAGCTCGTCTTCAAAGTTGTCCATGATGAAGCGGAAGAACGTGTCTACCTTGGCTTGGAAGGCGTCATTCTTCTTGTTGTCTTCCTTGACACCTTTGCTGGCATCAGTGAGCTCGTAGCACAGCGCAGTGGTCAACGCATACATCACGTCGATCTGCTTGGTGTTGAGCTTGGTGACCTTGCCTTCCAAGATGTCCTTGGCATTGGGCAAGTTAGCAGCCTGCTTGCGATAGGTCATGAACTTGATTCCGGGACCTTCGCCCACTGTGCCCTTGATGAGATCACCCAGAGACTCGTCTGTCAAGCGCACGTCTACCATGTCGCCGTCCTTGTTAGGCTCCTGCAGCAGCTCGCTAGCAAAGAACCATGAACGAGGCGTGGCGAACGCATAGCTGTCCGCGCTGGGTTGGAAGTTCATCAAGTCGTTGGGCTGGAAGCTGAGATAACCAACCACGTCCTTGTGCACGCGGTTCAGCAGAGCCCATTCTTTCCAGTCGTCAATGCTGACATCCAAAGTTACGTGCGTGAAGCGGTTAGCCAGAGGCATGGGCATGTTGTAGGCCACGCCCTTGTCCTTGACACGGTTGCCTGCGGCAACGATCACCACATCCTTGGGCAGCTCGTAGGTACCAATCTTGCGATTGAGGATCACCTGATAGGTAGCTGCCTGCACGCTGGGAGGCGCTGCGCTCATCTCGTCAAAGAACACCAATGCGCGGCTGTTGGGGTCTGTGGGCAAATCGCTGGGATTGCTCCACTTAAAGACCTTCTCTGTCAGCGGCACGTTGGCTTCGTCGCGCACCAAGTTTCCTTGTGCGTCGTATACCTTGACCTCAGCGAGATAAGGGATACCGCGCACGTCTGTGGGCTCCATCAGAGGCAGTCGGATGTCGATAAGTGGGCGATTCTGTTCGCGTGCTACCTCAGCAACGATATCAGATTTGCCAATGCCCGGTGGACCCCAAACGAAGATAGGACGCTTGCGGTTGATGCTGTGGGTCAGCGCAGTCTTGAGGCGTGATGGGGAAATGCCAGTGTTTTCCAGCATGCGAGTCTTGGTAGCAGAAGCGTTAGCCATTGTATGTGGTCTCCGTTGTTGTGATCTTACACTAGCATGTTTTGTATACCTGTCAACCAGAAAAATCAAGAGCTCCAGTAGCTCTCGCTTCTGGGACTGGCATGATAGGGAGTGTCGTAACGTTCGTGGAATTCCCTGCCAGTGATGATGTTCTTGCGCATCACCATGGTCTCATGTATCTCAAAGCTGAAGCCCTGGGCCGAGGGATAGAGATGCAGCAGCTCGCGCACTTCGCGCGTCATTGCCGCGAGATCGGGCCTATCGTAGTCATACTTGCCGCAGAGCCGCTTTCCGCTCTTTTGGCGCTTGTCGACCTTCCAGATTTCCATGGTGTAAAGCATATGCCTGCTCCCTGTTATCTATGCTACATTAGCATGTATCTAGGGACTGTCAACCGGTATTTTTGCCTTTGATTTCAAGTAGCTAAGCGTCATGCTGACAGCAAAAATAGCTTGAAAATAACGTTTTCCTGTGGCCATTGCCCAGCATTCTCTGGTGTATCTGTCCGCAGTTTCTGCTAGTATCTCGTCCAATTTAGCAGCCCAATATTCGCGGACTGCACAGCCTGTGGCAATGTCATCTGCTGTGATCTTGCTGAGATCGCGCTGTTCTATCACGCGCCCAAGCACGTCGCCGTAGAGCTCATCAGAGTGAGGAACATCTATGGTAGTCCTATACAGATGAGCTGCCCAACCCCAGTCACGATCACTGCTCAACTGGAACCTCGTGATCCATCCACTGTGCGCAGAAGGCTTCGGTATAGATTGGCTTCTCAGCTGGGCCAAATCCAAACCTTGACCTAAAGCTGTCTCGGAATGCTGACCAGAGATCTGGATTGACCACGTAGCAGGGATTGTCGCTTGGTAACGCAGGGCTCTGTGTGTGTTTCCATTTCATAGTCACACAATAACAGATTATCTGAGACTGTCAAGCGTGTTTTTTGAAGTTCACGAACTGTTGTGCGCTGCCATCCACCATCTGTAGCTCAAAGTGTAACATTGGCTCAAACACTATCAGGCTCTTGCCTCGCACCGCCCATGGTCCTCGCAGAGCATCTTCTAAGCCCAGCAGCACTCGTCCTGTCATGATGTTGTTGTCGTCGCTGTTGGCCACGTAGCTGTTGTATCTCTCTCCAAGCAGCTTGAGACCAGCTGACGTGAGCCGCCATCCTTGATTAACAAACAGTGCTTTTCGCAGCCTGGCTATAGCATGGTCAGTCAAGGGATCTTCCGGATCGATGAGCCTGGCTTGATAGCAGATATCGATGCCGTGTTTGGTCAACCAAACATAGGGACCCTGAGGTCCGAGATCGCGGAGATCACCATGGGGCCAATCTGTCTTTTCCACCCATTATTTAATGGGATTAGAACCTGCCGCCGTCCTGTTTTACCTCAGCAGTGAGGATCTGCTGCTGTAGATCGATGATCTTTTGGTTCATCTCGTTCTCACGCGACAGCATCACAGCAATGCTTGCGCTGAGGAGATCAGCTTCGTGCATGGTCAACCGGATCTCTCTGCTGTTGCTGATCTTGGCTACTCTGTGCTTTTCAAGGAAAGATCTAACTTGGTTCTTTTCGTCCGTCATGCTTTGCTGATCCTTTTCTTTTGGCTCATGGCATTCTGCATCTCCAGCTTGGTGCGGAACGGGCCTATGAACTCATTCTCTTCCAAGGTCTGTGTGCGCGGGCAGTAGCTGCCAGTCCAGCCATGTTCAAAATCCAACGCATAGTATCCCGCAGCGAATCTGGCCTTGCCCTTGGCGGTCTTAGCATAGGTAACTATAGCACCTTCTTCCACATCAAACACTGCCTTGTGCTTGATTGGATAGCCGTTGATCTGGCCAATCTCATCGTCCTTGTCGTCATCAGTTTCACGTGCTTCTATCTGCAGGTTACCACCTAGAAAAGCAGTTAGCTCGTCGGCGTCTGCGAACAGCTTGCGATCAAACGGACCAATGACCTTGAAGCCTTCCACAGTTACAGTGACCAACCCAGCATTGCTGCCATCCTTTTCAAGGATGTAGCTGGCTTCCGTGATTTCCTTTAGCTTGTAGCTGCTCATGCTGTTTCCATCCTCAGTTGCCCATCGTATTGTGCACTGAAACAGGGTGCGAAGTCATTCACGTTCTTTTCGATCCTGACCAAGCCGTTGATGTTGCAGTAGCGCATGAGGGCCAGTCCGATCTGCTTCTTGACTGATTGGTTGACTTCGTCGATGATCAGCCTGTCAAACTTGTCTATGAGATCCAACGGCTGTTGAGTTAGGTCGATCAACATGCGATTTCTCTCGTAGTCGTCCCGCACTCTGTGTTCTACATTCTCGTGATCTAACCACTTGCTAAGCATGAGGTTATTCCACGCATATCCGCGATTATGTCGGTCTTCGTAGGCAGCTTCTAGCTTGGTCTTGCGCACACCTGGGAACGCACTCATCACGTTGTCGCTGTCATCCCCGCGCATGCACTTTTCAAACAGTATCCATTCTGGATTTGGCACAGGCATTGGCTTGCCTTGCTTGTTGATTGCCAGCTTGCCATCTTGATCATAGATGCCTGTGTGAGTGTATAGCAGGCTAGCTATGCCATTGTATAGTATGACATTTTCTGCGATCAGCTGCTGGAAATCACTGTCGCTGCTGATGATCACGTGCTTGTCATCTGGATGCAGCTGTATCCAGCGTGCGATCATGTCGTCTGCTTCAGCGTTTGGATGGCGCAGCACCGTGCAGTTGGTCTTGTTCTTGATGAATTCCACGAATCCATCCATGCTTTCGAAAAACAGCTGGTCTTCTTCGATTTCTCGTTCTGTGCGTTTGGCAGCTGCTACCTTGCGGTTTGCCTTGTATGGCGTATACACATCCTTGCGCCAGCTTCGTCCTTCCAAGCAGAAAACGGTATGGCTGCCACTGAATTCTGTCCATACCTTCTTGATGCTGTTGAATATTATGTGCTGCGCCATGCCCAACTGAAGTTCAGTGCTAGGAGCTCTCACACCATGGCGCACTCTCATGAATAGGTTCTGAGTATCAATTATTAGATAAGTTGCCATGCTCGCCTCCATCCTGAGTATAGCACAGCTGCGATCTATGTCAACTGTTAGTTCTTGCGCCAGTACCAACCATCGTTGGCAACCATGCGCACCTGCTTGCTGGGTATACCCTGGGCTTTGGCCCAGCTGGTAACTGCGAAATTAACTGAAAACAGGTTAGCATCATGTCCAGCGACCAATCCGCCTGGGCGCACTTTTGGTACCCAGCTGTCCAAATCGGTTAGAACCTGCTTCATGCTGTGACCACCATCTATGAACACGAAATCATATGCTTGGTCTTCCAGCAGTGCTGCGGCTTTTTGGCTGTCTTCGCGTATGAAGTTGAACCTGTCGCCCATCAGAGGTAGGTTGGCCTGCAGTATGGCATAGTTGGCTTCTGCTTCCATCCTGCTCACTGGTTTGTCCCAGTCGTGATAGGGTGCGTAATGATCAATGCCTGTCAGCATGGCTATGTTTGGACATTCGTTGAGCATGAACCAGCTGTTGATACCAAGACCCACACCTATCTCGATGCCTATAGCAGGATAGGGCATGCTCTTTAGCTCGTCCAGGATGCCTCTGCTGGCCTGCTGCCTATAGATGCGAGGCCAATCCGGGCTGTCAAACAGTGTTGTAAGTGTCTGGTTCACCCTGTATTTATGGTATTAGCTATGCTCGGTCTTACCATCCTCTCGCCGAATGCGACGAACATTGCTGACAAACTCTGGATCAGTGGGGGCCATCTCTGCTAGTATGCTGTTACAGACATCGTTTAGCCAGCGGTTGATCACGTCCTCGTCGCTGCCCTGATAGTTATTAGCTCGCAGAGACTGCACGAATGCATCGTTGTAATCTAGCTCAAAGAAGGTCTTGCTGGGATCAACCGGGTCCCAGCTGATCTTGGGCATGGCCATGTAGGGTTCGTTCTTGATGTCTGCGGCCTTGCGTTCGTGTTCTGGTGCGCTTATGCGATTGTGCTTGAGTTCCACATCCAGCTTGGCCAGTGCCAACGCAGTCTCGTCAGAGTTGTCTAGTTCTGCCAATCTGCTATCGCGATCATAGGCGCTGATCTTGCCGTAAGCCAGATCGATGTCCAACACGCTCTTGGTAAAGGCCGGGCTATCTAGCCCGTGGCCGATCCGGGCCTTGGCAATGTCTAGATCATAGCCTGTGAGATAGTATTCAGCTTCTGCCAGTTCTCGGCTCTTGCCTTTTAGTCCCCAGGCAGCTGGTAACCAACCAAACGGTATCTTGCTCATGCTTATCTTCCTATCACGTTGCTGAAGATCCAGCAGTGTATGCGAGCTGCTACGTTGTAGCCGCGCTTGAGCGCTTCTTCCGTGACCCACATCTGCACGTCTTCCTGTTCTTCTCGAGTAGCCCCCACAGGCATGACCCACACTGGCCAGTTCACGTCTGCTGCGCGGAAAGCATCAACTGCTCGCTCTAGTTCATCCCAGGTCAGTGGATTCTTGTCAAGCACGAACTTCAGCTGTCCGTGATTGCTGATCAGCCTGTATTCGCGCACGATCTCTGGCTTGATAGCATCTGTCCAGCTCTCGCCTGAAGTGCCCAGCTTGGGGCTCACGCTCCAGAACAGCTCGCCATTGTACATGCCGCGATTGTTAAAGAACTCATCAAAGTTCTTGCGCACAGCCTGCGTGCCGTTGGTCTCTATGGTGATGTGGCGAGGCATGTCCATCTGCATGCGAAGCGTCTGCATGATGTCCACGATGCCTGTCTGGCTCATCATGGGTTCGCCGCCGGTGAATGCTAGATGCACGTCCTGTCCGCTGCGAGGATGCACAAATGATCCTCCCTGCAGCCTGCTGCGAAAATCTGCGCAGATCTCTTCTGCTGTGCTCTGATGTGCCAGATGGCCATACTTGGTGCTCCAGCTGTAGCTGCTATCGCAGCCAGTTGTCCACACCGGCAGATCATCCATCTTGGTGATGCCGTTGGCCTGAGGGTCGTATTCCTGATAATCTAGCTTGTAGGTGCTGCGATCTCTGGGATTAGCCTGTCCAAATCCGTCACAGTTGAAGTTGCAGCCCCAGAAGCGTATCCAAACTGTGGGATGACCAGCATACCTGCCTTCGCCCTGTATGGTAGGAGTAGGACCAGCGTTGCCTCCAAAGGTCTCGCTGTAACGGTACTTCTTGGCAGTGCTCATGGTTGCTCCTTGCTCAGCTTATAGATCATTATAGCTTGATCCAGCACTTCGCGCAAGGCTGGATTATCTTTGGCTGCGTGCTTCATGTCATGCCATAGATATAGGTTTTGATAGTAGGGATCTGAAGGATCGCGCTTGACTAGCCAGCGATCCATGTGTCCAAGCTCCCTGGCATACACAGTCTTACCATCATCTGGGCTTTCAAAGATCAGCGGCATCAGGGGCCCGCGGGAGCTTCTGGTTCAACTTTGCGCACTATCACATGGCCAGTGGTCTCGTCTGTTTCCCAGTTGATGGTATCGCCTTCCTTCCGACCAAGCTCTGCCATGAGGTCTTCTGGAAACTGCAGGAACAGCTCACCGTTTTCGTCCTGCTGCACGTCAACGACCATGCTGCGTTTGGTATCAGTCATTCTTTTCTCCAATGCCCAGTGTTGCAGGCGAATGATCCAGGTATGGTTCGCCATTCTTGCTAGTGTAGAAATACGCATCCTCATCGTTGATGGTAACCATGAGATCGCTGTGATAGATGTCGTAGTCTGTGAACATGCCGTCTGGCTCATAGACTCTGAACACCATTGATCCACCTATGGGCAGCAGCACACCTGACATACCGTTGGCATTCTGTGGTTTGGTCATCAGTCATCCTTGCTCAGCGCACGCCATACCTTGGCCTGTTCGCGCATGCTTTCGTACTCTTGTTCCATGTGTTGGAGCTTGTGCAGCGTGACATCCATGATGGTCTGGATAGCAGCATCCACAGCATCGTCGTAGTCATCACCCAGCTTGCGCATTGGTTCGTAATCACGTTCCAAGTTGCGATCCCGCTTCATGATGCCCATGAGACGTTCCAAGCGTTCCAAGCGTGCGAACAGTCCGTCGTCGCTATTCGTGGCACCACCTTGGAAGATGTCACCGTTGGCACTGATGCTTATGGTCTCGCGACCACCAATGGTGGTCCAAGTGTTAGTGCCTCCCGTGTTAGTCGTTAGCACTTGGTTAGGGTAGCCTGTTCCAACGCCACCGCCTCCACCTGTCACGGTTATGTAGGGTGTTGTCGCACTGGTATAACCGGTACCTGCGGACGCCATGGTTATGGAACTGATACCACCATGCGCACCGAGGTGTGCGATAGTAGATTTTGTACCAGTGCCGGTGTAGGTAATAGATGTAAATCCACCATTGTTAACCACGGTACCGTTAGCGAGAGTGGCAGTTGTTGTGGTCATGATCAGCGCCTCAGACTATGCTGCATGATGATGCTGGTCAGCTCTGGACCGAGCTCGGTATCATCATGTACTATATATAGATCGCGTTCATGTTCACCCCTGCGTTCGTCCCAGTGGCTGATCTCTATGACCCTACCGCCGTGCGCAGCATGTATGCGTATGGTAGCTGCTCCTCGCGTGTCCAGTTCATGAGGGGATCGCATTGGCTTAGCAGTTGTAGATATGACATTGTATTCATGGACCGACTCCCAGGCTTTCTTGGCTTGCCGTTGGAACCATCTGTCAAACCATTTCATTTGGTCACCTTTTTTTTGATATCGTGTATCCGGGGTGGATCATTGCTGCTGCGTCGCATGATCAAACATAGCTATCATGTTTTGAAAATCTGTTTCAGTGTTCATATCAGTTCCTCGTTCCACTCCCTGTGTCCTTCTCTAAAGGCCATGTTAGCTTGCGTTTCGCGCACTTCTACGCGATAGCACCATAGGCGTTCTGACTCGCCTTGGCCCCAGAGATCTGGGATGTATACACTGTTAATATAATTGTATAACATGTCAGCTAGGCCTTCGCAACCAAGCCGGGGTAGGATAGTGAGCTTGGCTAGACGCTTGCTTTGTAGCAACTTAAACGTTTCCAGTTCCGGATCATCTTCTGCTACCAGCAGCGTGTGATCAAACTGGTCTTCCAGGGTCTTCTTGAGTTCCTTGAGACCGCCATAGTCAGCTGCCCAGTTGCGCACATCCAGATCGTTGGTGCCAAAGTAGAACTTCATGCTGAACGCATAGCCGTGGATCATGTTGCAGTGGCTGTCAGCACGCCACTGGCGATATGCGCAGGGAAATGCATCCACGTATTCCTTGGTGCTGGTGTACTTGTAGGTGATTGGTGTCATGTTTGTGCTCCTATGTTGTTATACCATAGGCTGCAGAATTTGTATAGCGGGAATGAAGCCAAGCGCCGCTTGTCATACTTATCTTGGTGCGAAATCTTGCTGAAGCTTGACATTGTCGAAGAACTCTTTTTTAGTGCTCTGATCGTTAAAGAACGCGCCTCGCAACACCGTGGTCTGTGTTAAGCTGCTGTGTGCCATGATGCCGCGATTCTCGCAGCAGCCATGAGAAGCTTGTATGTACACAGCCACGTTCTCGCTGTCTGTGGCTCTTTGTATCTCTCTGGCTATGTCGTTGCAGAGCTCTTCCTGCAGAGTCCCACGCCTAGCGCACCACTGAGCAATGCGAGTATACTTAGACAGTCCGATAAGCTTACCAGCGGCAATGATCCCAATATAAGCAACACCGTGAACGGGTTGGTGATGATGGCTACAAACACTACGCAGCTCGCTGCGAACCACAAGCATACCTTGGTAACGATCTTCGCTGTCATTGGGAAAAGCTGTAGCAGCTGGGATTGGGTCATATCTACCTCGCATCAGTTCCTTGACATACATCTTGGCCAGGCGTCGGCCCGTGTCATGGCTGTTTGGATCATTCTCGCGATCGATGATCAAGCTGTCTAACACCGCGTCGAACCGTGCATTGAGCTCGTCGATTAGCTGATCTTGTTCTCCTGGTTCTATGTATGCGCTGATGTTGTCGTTGGCATTGAATCTAGCACCGGCGGCTTTGATACGCTGGCGAATGGTTTCACTTACTGTCAACTGTTGTCTCCCGATGTTGTCGCAGTGGGTTGCGTGCGTTATTGTAGTCTATTTAGGCGGTGTGCGCAACTAGAGTTCTGCGCTAGCCGTCCATGATCCGGTAGTCATGTCATCGGCTGTGACCCCTGGATGATTGTACATAGGCGGAACCGCTCCGTAGCCTTGCTGATAACCACCGTTGGGACCCATGCTAGTCGATCCTTGGGCTCCTGTAGCGACAGCAGCACCATGCGGAATTTGAATGGCTGGATTGAGCTGCAGAGTGGAAGTGATCTGATTGATATTTGGCAAGGTAATAGTGCCGATGCGCTTTGTGATGTCATCTTGGCTCATGCCAAATCTATCATTTATCCTTTCATTGTCACGCTGCTCCCAGATGCTGGACTGGTGATCATCTTCGTTCATCACCAGTCCAGCCATGACTGGATCACAGCCTTCGTCTATCATCTTGGTGATGACCTGTCGCATGTTGCTTAACTCGCGGGTTATGCGTGTGCGTTCGTTTGACAGGTCCAACCTTGACTGTTCGTACTTTTCGCGCAGGTCCTGGCTGTCCTGCTCGTTTTGTTTGAGCTTGTTTAGTGTCTTGCGATAGCGATAGAAATAGCTATCCATGGCTTCTAGGCGCTGAGTGTCGTTCATGCTACGGTATCCTGACCATATGCCGTCCACGGTGTGAAAGTCTTTCGATCCATGAGATCATGCAGGCTATGCACCCAGACTCCTGGATTGGATGCTTTGAAGCCCGTGTCATCGATCTTCACGCAGGTGTTGTAGTTGGCCAAGCCTGCGTATGGTAATTTCACAGAGATCTGCGGTATGAACTGGCTGTGGCTGATAGCACTCATCTCAGCAACACCCAGCCAATGTTCGAGATCAAAGTCCAATGTGACCCAGTAACCTCGATCCAGCAGTGCTACACAGAGGTCATCCCAGCTCTTCCAGGCATCGTAATCTTCGTAACCACTCACTTTGAAGCTTTGGTTAGCACCCAGATAGATGTGCTTGCAGACCCTGTATCGAGCCGTGTCAGCAACGTCGTCCACATCCTGCCGACCAACCACGAACAGCGTGTGTGCGCCCTTCATCGGAGTGTTTTCTACTTCGTAGCCCGTGAAGTACTTCACGTCTGTCTTTACGCCATCAATGTAATCTCGTTCCATCACATGTCCTCCACGCTCATTGACACATCGTTGTTGGCATCCATGCCTGTGATGCTCTGCAGCATCTTCTCATGCTTCATTATCAGATCCATGGGGCGTTCACTGGTAAAGATGTCCTCTACTAGATCCTTGAACTCCAGCAGATCTGGTGTCAGCAGTTCCTTGGCTTCGCTGATTGGTCTGTCCTGTGCCATGTTGGCTGCCTGTATGGCATTGACATGCAGTTCAGTGTTGTGGTTCATGGCCAATAGGTAGCTGAAACCATCCATGCTGCTAGGCCACTTCTCTTGATACTTGCTGTGGCTGTCAGCAAAGCGTGCTGTGCCGAGATCAAACACGCCGCCGTTCTCGTGGCTGTGTATGGCGTACTCCTTGTAGGCTTTGGTCCACTTGAACGGATCATTGGCCTTGCCTTCGGGAGTTGAAGCCCAGTAGCCGCTTTCGATTTCTTTCTTGGTAAAAGCTACCTTCTTGCTTTCAAGGTCATCATAGCCCCTGCAGCAGATGTCTCCCACGCTGACCTGATCGCCTATCCTGCTGCGCACTGGCGTTAGCTTCTTGGGCAGGTTGTTGGCAATCCAATCGTTGAGCAGCTGTGGGTTGTTCTTCAGCTCTTTCTTGTCCACGATTGGACCGCCCTTGAAGCCAACATTGTCCGCGCTGAGCTCATGTCCGTAGTACATCTGTCCCTTAGCAGTCATCACAAACGGGCTGGCTGCGTCGAAGCTGATGGTCAGCTGTGGATCCACATGCTTCCGCAGCGCACGCTGCAGGGATGTGAGAGCACAGCCAGCCTTGATCTTACCGTTACCCAGATAGTGCAGCCACTCACGTCCTGAGAGATAGTTTTCATCTCTCATGATGATCAGTCTGCGCAGATTAATGGTGAAGTTACTTGCCTGCACGTTGGAGAACGCCCAGCTCTCAAAGGGCAGGTCCTTGGTGTGCTCCCACCACACGTCACCTTCTTCCATGTTGCGTCCCTGTAGGACGTTGAGGAACTTGGTGGCACCCTCCCTGCGATTCTTGATGAAGAAGTTGTGGTTGTCCAGGCTGCCAGTCAAGCAATCGCTGAAGCTCTTGAGGCTGGGATGCAGACTCTCGCCTGTGACTGGATCAAGACCATATTTGACCAATGCGTAGGTAGGCCAGTCCAATACCATGCTATAGTCTGCCGTGGCTTCTAGCCAACGCAGCAGCTTCATTCGCACATCGTCCTTGTCGTTCTGATGTTCTTCCGGTGTCTGCTTGGGCTTGGCATGCCATGGATACTTGAGCACACCGGTAGCAGCTTGGAACCCACCTGAATCGCCTAGCAGCACAGTGTTAGCGCGATCGCGCTGCTGCACCATGCTCTCCTGCACCCAGCTATCCTGCGGATCCAGTATGGCATGTCCAGCTGAATACAGTGCTACTGGATAGTAGAAAAGGCTGTTAGCGGGATCGAGGAAGTTGAGATCCTTGAGTCCCTGTGGCAAGCCCTCGGGCATGGTGTCGCGCATGTTGTACTGAACCATGCTGACGATCTTGGCATAGATCATGCTGATGCTGGGCAAGAACAGGGCATAGTCATTCTGCGTAGCGGCCATGTTCCTGCACTTTGCGTTGAAAGTGAGGTGGTCAGTGTCAAAGCTGAATCTCTGGAAATCTTTTTTCATGTTTCAGTATGGCCTATGGCGGTGATCTTGTCAAGCACGAACCAGCTCTTGGATCAAGGGAGTTGCGGTGAAGAACTTGGTACTAACCTGCTCAGCTTCTGAGCTAGCATGGCTTGACAAGCTGTTGCGGTTCATGAGGTAGCGTATGTGAGTGATCAGCTTGTCCTTGTTGGCTTGATAGCTGTCCCAGTTCTTGGTCCATTCGCTGGGATAGCATTCGCTCCACATCTCTGAGTAGCTGAGTCGGTCTGGCACCATGGGATAGGTTCCAACCAACGCTGCTTCATACATTGAGATGCCCAGAGTTTCTTGCAGGTTAGCGCTGAAAGCGATCTTGCTCTCTGCGAGATGCTGATGGTATTCGTCCTTGGAGAGCTTCTGTTCCTGTGCCACAAACCATTCATATTCTGGCATGGCTTCGGCCAAGTCCTTGAAGATCTCCAGCTGCTTCTCTGGTGCCAGACGATGCGGGAATATGATCTTGTCTCGCTTGGCTGTGGTAGCATAAGGAGCTAGCAGTGGCTGCATGTATTCCATGGGCCAGCCGGTGAGCTTGAGCCGGTTGATCTCAGAGTCTGGGAAACCAACGATGAACTCTTCGGTCTCATCCTCGGCAAATAATGTCTCTACGCCCAGCAGCTGTCTCAGGAACAGGTTGCTGTGGAATCGCGTGGCAAACCAGTTGGTGTCATAGGTGTAGAACATGCTGCATTCAGCATTGCGTACCCAGGGTTTATCGCCAACCAGACGTCCCAGGAAGTCCTGTGGATCATAGCTGCCAGCGTGCCAAAGACCGTGTATCTCAATCTTTTTGCCAAGCAATTCAGCCATGTAGCGCAGCTGGATCACTGTGGGATTCCACGCATCTGTGTAAAGGAACTTGTCGCCGTCTTGTATCTTGCCATCCCTGAACAGCTGTGCTATCACGCTCAGCTGTGATGATTTGTAGATGTTGGTAGCACCAAAATCCAAGAACGCACCTGGCGTTGGTGTGGCAGGTACCTCGTCTCCCTCGATGATGGCCACGGTGTCCACGCCTGCCCCATCCAGCAGGATAGGGATGTGATCATACCATTGGCGAGTGTAGCGCGTGTCAATTGGTTCGATGGGGACAACGTACACTGTCATTATTCTGCATCCCACTTCAAGATGGCACCGTTCTCTCCATCTTCTGAGACTTCAATCCACACTTCGCGTCCTGGCCACTTATCTATTATCTTCTCATATAGTTCTTCACTAATCATCTCACAGCTGCGATAGTTTAGCTGTAAGGTTTTTTGATCATATAGCTTCTCAAGCCATCTTTTTGCCTGTAAAAATTCCACATCACGGTCATTATGCGTGACAGAGATCCAAACTTGGAAGTGGAAGATGTGGCGATGCGGATAGCCCAAGAAGCTGACATCGTACTCGTCGCCTGTGGCCAGAGCTGGATCTGTGAGTGCTGCGGGATACTTGTGGATGCCTTCTTTCTGGAACTTTACCCAGATCATTCTCTTGCGTGGATCTGCCATGTGATATCTCCTATGATGATATAAGATGATAACACAGGTCAGAGATTTTCACAAGTGCTAGAGATCCAAAGCAGTCCTAACCACCTTTATCACCATGTTTTGGCTGGTATTCGGGGTGAACAGCAGCTCAACTATGCCTCCCACGATGTCAGCAGACCAGATGCCGAGGCTGGTGCTGGTATAGATGTCAGCATATTCAGTGAAAAACACATCTGTACCATCTTGGATCAGCATCAGTTGGCTGCTCTGATAGCTGCTGGTAGCAGTGTTGGTTATCTGCAGCAGATAGTGCGCTGTGCGGAACTGAGTGGTTGGCCACGAATCAACCACAGATTGGAAGGTGCTGTTGCTGGTATAAGCATTACCGTCTAAGACCCAGGTGTTGCCGCTAACATAGCCGTTGCTCTGCAGCACCTGTACGTTGGCAAAGCCAATGCTGTTGATCTGGTTGAAGCTGCCTATGTTGGCATAGCTAGCAGCAACATCGTTGGTGACCGTGAGATTGCCCAATACTGACAGGTTGTTGTTGAAAATAGTGCTGTTGCTGACTGTGAGATTGCCTAGCACAGCAAGGTTAGACGCAAAGGTGCTGTCCTTGCTCACTGTGATGTTGCCCAGCACTGATAGATTGCTGTTGAAGAGGCTGTCCTTGCTCACTGTGATGTTGTTCTGGAACACAGCAGCATTGGACACGCTTAGTGCACCGCCCACTGAGAGATCGCTGCTTATGTTGGCAGCATAAGCATATAGTGCTCCGTACACAGCTAGATTGCTGCTGACATTCACGTTGCTGGCTATGAGGCTTAGATTACCTAAGCCATTGCTGGTGCTGCCGCCGCTGGCCAAAATCCTCGCATCATAGTCGTTGCCAAATATGCTGCTATGGAAATCCACGTATGGTGTGCCAGCTGTGATCCTATTCTGCTGTCCCAGCTCTATGCTGCCATTGGTATCACCACCGATGATCACAGTGCCTGTGGTACCTGAGCTGGCAGTTAGGCTGCCACCAACCAGCGCATCCAATCCTATGGCAGCCCCGCCCTTGGTCACAAAGCTAGCTGAGCTTAGACTGCTGCTGTTAACTGTGCTGTTGATCAGCAGCCCTTGTCCATAGATGAACCTTGCCACTTGATTAGCAGCCGCATTGCCACCTTGGGCAAACACGATGTCGTTGTTGAGCATGGTGCCGAGCACGAGATTACCACCGCCCGTGACAGCGTTACCGTACATCAATAGGTAACCATCGTTTGCATGGTCAATGGTAGCTTGGTTCCATCCGCTGCTGTTGATGCCCAGATCTATGTAGGTGTTGACAGCAGTGCCATTATCCGCTGTGACCACTATGTCTGCGCTGGCGCTGTCACCTGAGCTGTCATTGTGCACGTTTATCTGTGAGCTGGCATTTACGTTGCCTGCGAACAGTGCTACGGTATTTGGTTGGTAATTGGTATAGTCCTGCACACCAGCGTAGAGCGCAGCAAAGCCGCCGGCTCCGCCTGTAAACGTGCCGGTCTTGCCACTGATTATGCTGGTATTGCTACCGTTTAAGTTTCCACCTAGCCTGATGTTTAGTCCAACATCCAGGCTGGACACGTTGGCAGTATTAAGAACAGCGAGATTAGCAGTGTTCAGGCTGACGTTGCCGGCATCCCAGAACAGGCTAGCACTGTTGCCACTGAAGGTATTGCTGTTGCCGGCAAACTGTATGGTATATTGTGGACCAAAGCTTGGTGTATAGGATGCTGCTGTAACCTGGAAGCTGCCATCTGGGAACAGTATGCCACTGGTAGTTGATGCTGTGTTACCTATGTGTAGGTTACCATAGACATCCAGTGGATATCTAGCAGTGCTGGTGCCGATACCTATGTTCGAGTTGCTGATCAGCGTGTTAGCAACAAAGTTTGGCGCAGATATCAGTCCTGTAGCTAGTACATTCTGAGTGAACAGCGTGTTCACGCCTATGATGTTGCCTCCTGATCCAGTAGTAGTGATAGTACCGCTGGTAACAAGATTACCAACCGTGGCGTTGCCCGTGGACTGTATGGTAGTGTTGCTGATCAGACCATTGACGGTGGCTGTACCGGCGCTCTGTATGCTGCTGTTGCTGACCAAGCTGCTTCCGATAATAGCACCGTTGGCCTGTATGGTTGTGTTGCTTAGCAAGCTGTTAGCAGTGATGGTATCTGCTGCCTGTATGCTGGTGTTGCTGATCACTGTGTTGAACAGACCGGTACCAGGTGCCTGGACGTTGCTGCCGCTCACTATGTCATAGAGCTGTGCCAGTCCCAACGACTGTATGGTAGTGTTGCTGAACAGGCTGTTGCCTGTGATCGATCCGTTGGCCTGTATGTATGTGTCGCTGGCAATGCTGCCTGCGATCACCGCACCGTTGCTGATCATGCTCTGACCAGTTATGGTACCATTGGCCTGTATGAAGCTGTTGCTGATAAGATGTGCAGCTCTGACAAAGCCCACAGATTGTACATAGATATTGGTTTCCAGCAGCTGTCCGTACATGCCAAAGGTTGAGTAGATCTGGGTATTGCTGGTGATTATCTCAGCAACCAAACGCCTGCCGGCTGTGATATTGTCTGCTGAAACGTTACCGCTGACATCCAGCCTGCCACCGATGAGCACGTTGCCATATACTTCCAGATTGGCCTCTAACAGCGCACCATTGCCCACCACCAGATTATCTGTGAACACGGTGTTATCGGCAGTGATGTTGCCGTTGCTGTTGAAGCTGTTGGCTCTGATCTTTCTGCTAGCAGTGAGAAATTCTGTGGTGATGTTGCCGCTGTTTACTATGATGTTTGAATAAACTGTATCGATGGTAGCAGCGTCGCTGACTGTGAGATCTGTGGTAGTGATGCTGGTGTTGCTGACTATGCTGTTGGCAGTTAGCAATGACGACGCGGTGATATCTGGGCTGGTAATGCTGAGATTACCCACGATCACATCTGCCACTAGATTATTGCTCACCGTGACATTGGTCACGTCCAAAGAAACGTTGGCAGCGATAACATTGGCAGATATCTTGTTGACTGCGCTGATATCAGTGGCACTGATATTGGTATTGCTGTTTAGCGAGTTGACCTGTGCCAAACCGCCAGTGATCAGCGTGGTAGTTACTATTGTGCTGTTGGCCACCACGTTCTGTGCAGAAACCAACACAGTAGCTTGGACATTTGGCGTGATAACAGCTAGATTACCAACCAGCAGGTTACCAGTTATGTTGTTGAGAGCAGTGATACCTGCTGAGGTCACGCTGGTGTTAGCAGCGATTAGATCCCCGCTGACTCTGTTGGTCACGCTGATGTTGGTGCCGCTTATCTCGTTGTTGGCATGTATGTTGGAACCAATCACCAATCCCACAGCTGAGATAGCAGTGTTGGAATTCAGTTGATTAGCTAATAGATCTTGACCAAAACGTCCCTGTCCTGTGGTAGCTATCTGGCCTAGGGCATTGACAGCACCGCCTATGCCCACACCGCCATTTACTACCAGCGCGCCGCTGGTGCTGTTGATGCTGATGGTAGCATTGCTAAGCAGCAGGTCACCAAACTGAGCAGCACCATAAACGTATCCTGGTACGCTGGTAAAAGGATTTACCACATTGCTGATACCTGGCTGCACGTTGGTTAGGTAAACGAACCTACCAGTGCTGTTCTGGAAGCCCATGAATGCGTTGTTGTCGTTGAGGATGAAATAGTTCATCACAACGCCGCGATCATAACCGTCGTTGTACGTGAGAATATTGCCTTCGCCGTTATCAGATCCGACTTTTATGGTAGGACCTGTCACGCTGATGCTATTGCTGTTGACGATGGTGCTGTTGCCGCGAACGATGAAGTTACCGCTGACTACCAGATTGCCGGTGAACAGGCTCTGCTGCCCCCCTACATTGAGATTGCCACCTATGCCCACACCACCTGTGACTATCAGCGCGCCGGATCCGGTGCTACCGCTGGCTGTGTTGTTGGTAATTGTTACAACGCCGCTGGCAGCGATGTTAGCCGCTGTGATACCCACATTGCTGACTATGGTGTTGCTGCTTAATTGGTTAAGAGCATTGATAGCAGGTGACGTAATACTGAGATTGCTGTTGATGGTGTTGGCTAGGATACCTTGTGCTGCTTGTATGCTAGTGTTGCTGGTTATGGTCTGCACCACAGCATTGGTGATGATGTTCAGCGTGCTAGCAGTGGCTTCTGTGTTGCTGATCAACTGATTGACCACAGCGATGCCAGTGGTCTTTAGTGTCTGGCCTTCTATGAAGCTGTTGCTGCGGACCTGCTGGCCTGATACAAGCCCGTTGGCACTTACCGCAGCATTGCTGCTGAGAGTGCCTACCTGTGCACCGTTCTCGACTACCAGCGTGCTGGTGGTGCTGTTGTTGTTGACGATCAGACTGTTTACGTTAGCTAGACCACTGCTCTGCAGGGAAGCACCGAAAACATTGTTGTTGCCTATCAAGCTACTGACCTGTGCCACGCCTGCTATGTTTAGGTTAGCACCATAGATATTGGCATTGCTGATCAGTGCGTTAACTGTGGCAGTTCCAGCAGCCTGCATGGTGCTATTGCTGTTGACCGAGCCAGCAACCACTTCGCCTATGGCATGCACAAACGTGTTGCTCTTGACCGCATTAGCAGTCACTGTACCAATGGCATGTATGTTGAGATTGCTATAGATCTCACCAAACGTTGCTACGCCCAGAGACTGCATGGTGCTGTTGCTGGTCATGCTCCTAGCAACGATATCTCCTACGGCCTGTATGGTAGAGTTGCTGTTGAGGCTACCAACGAGCACGTTGCCAGTGACCTGTATGCTGCTGTTGCTGTAGAGACTGCCTACCTGTGCCGAACCTGAGATGTTTAGATTGGCACCACTGATGTTGGTATTGGCTATCAAGCTGTTGGTCGTGGTGACACCAGCTGTCTGCGTGAACCCATTGCTGTAGATGTTGCCCAGATGGGCAGTACCAGCTATGCCGAGATTGGCACCGTAGATGCTGGTATTGGCTATCAGAGAGTTAGTGGTGGTCAGGCCAGCTGTCTGGGTGAACCCATTGCTGTATGAGTTTCCTAACCAAGCAGTGCCAGATATGTTGATACCACTGCCACTGATGTTGGTGTTGGTTATCAGAGAATTGGTAGTGGTCAGTCCTGCGGTCTGCACAGAGCCGTTGCTGTACACGCTACCAAGTACGGCTGGTCCTTGTACGTTTAGGCTACCACCGTATATGTTTGTGTTGGCTATCAAGCTGTTGGTAGTGGTGACACCAGCGGTCTGAGTGAACCCGTTGCTGTAGACATTGCCTGCCAACGCAGTGCCTGAGATGTTGAGATTTGCGCCGCTGATGTTGGCATTGGCTATGAGCTGGTTGGTAACTGTCAAACCAGCGGTCTGAGTGAACCCGTTGCTGTAGATGTTGCCAATCCAGGCATTGCCACTGACATTAAGGTTGGCAGTGTAGACGTTAGTATTGCTCAGCAGCTGATTGGCCAGGATCAAACCGCTGGCATTGATGCTGATGTCTCCGTTGAGGCTTGGTCCGAGACTGGGCAGAGCCTGTCCCAGTGATCCAGGCGCTAGCACAGTGATCTGGCCGCTCACAGCTAGGTTGTTGTTGACGTTAAGCACGCCGCCGATACCAACGCCGCCGGCCACAGTCAACGCACCTGTGACAGCACTGTTGCTGGCTGTGAGTGTCTCTATCTTCAGACCAACGCCGTTTACGAAGCGTGCTATCTCGTTGCTTGGGTCGGCGCCGCCTGTGGCAAAAACTATATCATTGGCAGCTAGCGTGCCTAGCACCAAGTTGCCGCCACCGGTGATGCTATTGCCTGCCACGTACAGATAGCCGTCGTTGGCAGCATCTATGGTGCCTTGGTCAAAGGTGCCGCTGTTGATGCCAAGATCTATGTAGGTATCATTGTTAGTTCCATTGTCTGCAGTGATGACCATGTCGCCGCTGGCCGCAGCACCTGGATTGATGTTCTGCAGGTTCAGTTGGCTGTAATCGTCTATGTTTGAGCTGAGCTGTAGCACAGTGTTTGGCTGGTACACATAACCATAGGGTATGCCACCATAGATCGCACCAAAGCCATAGCTGTCTCCATAGAACACACCGCTGTTGCCAGTGATCTGGTTGACATTGCCTATGATGTTGATGTTACCGCTGACGTTTAGATTGCCGCTGATGCCAACACCGCCATGCACAACCAGCGCACCATCCTGAGACGTGGTGCTGTTGATGTTGCTGGTTATGAACATGCTGCTGCTGATCAGCGTGGCATTGCTGGCGCTGTAGAATAGGTTGCCGCTGTCGCCGCTGAATGCGTTACCAGCACCAGCAAACTGCATGGTGCCTGGAACTCCATAGCTGGGTGTGTTGGCCGCAGCAGTGTCTTGGAAGCTACCATCAGGGAACACGATACCGCGGATGCGACCAGCAGTGTTGCTGATGGTGATGTTGCCCAGCACATGCAGCTTGCTCACTGGCACAGCAGTGCCTATGCCCAACCTCACGTTGCTATTGTCAAAGGCAAACAGGCTGTTGCCGGCAAAAAGGTCGTTTTGGTTGAACTGGACTGCGCCGTTACCGCCACCAGGCGGTGTACCATAGGCTGCAGTGGTCTGATAGGTACCATCTGGCCATATGATGCCGCTGGTGGTTGTTGCAGTGTTGGCAATATGGATGTTACCCCAGACGTCCACGGGATAGCGCACGGTGCTGGTACCAACACCAAGATTAGCAAAGAATCCTTGGTTTACCGTGATGTTACCGGGTTGGCCGTCAAAGGTAACGAACTCTACCGCGCCGTTGCTGTTTAGTATGCGTGGTCCGTTCTTGCCCAGGGCGAGATCAACAGAAACACCGCTAAGAGCAAAATCAAATCTTGGATTGTTTGGCAGCGTCATCCCGTTCCCAGCTCAAATCATGGCCAATACAGCTGGCAGTATTTAGTTTAGCCGGATCGCGGCACTCAGCTGTACTTCATGGTGATGCGCCACGACCCCTGTGTGCTGGTGCCTATGCCCACGTAGGCATTGATAGTGGTGATCTGCGTGACTGGATAGCTGAGAGCTGCTGTGTAGTTGCCCACGGTCGAAGCATTTATCTGCGTGTTGGCCATCAGCAGGCTATGGTCGGCCGCACTGCCCACGGTGAACGTGGTGTTGCTGTCGTTGAAAGCAGTGATTATGGCGACGTCGAGATCGGTTACCGTGACACCCGCTGTCATGGTACCAACTGTCACAGTGTTGCTGCTGGAGTAGTTGCCAACAGCTGTGAACTGATAGCTCAAGCTCTGAGTGCCACTGGTTGTGTTGCCCACGTTCTGTCCATCGAGATTGAGGCCAACTGGTACCCAGACCGTGGGACCAAGCTGCGCGGCCAAGTAGGCTTGGTTATGACCACTGCCGTCGTCGTAGACATAGACTATGGTGCCCAGAGTTACCGTGAGGCTGTTACGCACTGCGATGTTGCTGACGAAATAACCAACTGCTACACCAGTGGGACCCGTGGGACC